CGTTGCCACTCACATCATCGCCTGTGCGAGACCAAAAGTAGTCTCCAACACAGTCCGCTTCGGAAGAATCCAAATTAATGATCCGCGGATATGTGATCTCCTTACTCACTCGACTAAGATCGGCTGGATTTACTCTAGACCACCAGCGAGAGAGAGCCCTGACTTTCTGTCGATACGCGTTAATACGCAATTCTTGACGAAGTCGTGGCTTCATTGGCGTATAGCAGGATGAAAAGAAATCGGTAGCGAAGAGCGTGCTTGTTATTAAGCGAGACTCAAAGTCGTTTGAAACCCCCTCAATAGGGGAATTATTTATATTCTTCAAACCGGTTTGAACAAACTCGCCGACTCTTCTTTTCATATACCAATCGGGATCATAAATTAAATTGATCCCAGGACCTGCACCGGCTTTGACCAGGCCGGCTGCTACTCGAGCTTCAAATGGGGTTGGAATCCCGCCTAATAGGCCAAGGCCACCTTGTTCCACCGCAACAAAAGGCGGTATTCCGGATTTTTTAATTAACTCATTGCTATAATCCAGGAACTTTTGGCGAAGCCTGTCAACCATTGCCCTCGGGCCGTTGACAGTCAAATCGCACTGACGGGAACTAAGTGATGCTAGCTTTAGGAAAGGATACTGGTCTTCATCGGATCCAACACCGCTACGAGAAACGCCACTAAACAAGCCATAATTAATAAATCTAACTCGGTCGAAGTAACAAATATCTAGATCAGCCACATGAGGCAACTCAGTCGCAAAATAAACTAGTTCAGGTGGAATCACCTTAAAGCGACGAGAATTTATTTGAACAAATGATCTAGTCCAATAACATTTTCCTATACTGGGAACTAAACCGGCAATAACGCCGCAAGACTCCCAAATGAGCTTAACATTCCTGTTTGCAGGAAACGCGCAATCATCACCATTAACTAAAAGTGGGATGTTACGTATAGGAAACACTCGACCAAGCCCTCGTTCGAGGGAAAGAGAACAAATGGAGCAATTGATTAGACACAGAATTGGGAATGAAGAAATAGATCCCATCAACTGACCATTCTGTTGCTGAAATTCACCGGACAATAACTCAGGAAAATACCACTCCATACCTGCGATTTTAAAGCCAGTAAGGCTATCCTTATACATGGTATGGTAATCAGTCCCTGCAAAGCCAAGTACATTCGCCACACAATCGGCGGTATAATTCGAGAAGAAGCTTTCAAGCATATTAGTAGCATCTTGGTAATCACCACTCATAAGAGGGTATTTCAAAAAGGATTTAAAAGTATCATTAATTAATTTTACATTAACATCCTGACCAAGAAGCTTAAAAACTCGAAGCTTACGCATATGGCTATGCATAAACATTTGTAAAGGTTTCATAAGGAACATAAGAAGTGGGGGGCATTTCGTGATAACACGAACCTTAAAGGACTCTTCAAGTCCAACTGGAACTACC